TCGTCCGTCGAGAGCGGCAGCTGCTCGATCAGGACCTCGGGATCCACCGGCATCCCGAGGGTCGAGATCTGCATGAGCATGTTCAGGTTCAGCAGCCGCTCGACGTTGTTCTCTTCCGCGGGCTTCACCTCGATCGAGTGACGCACACCGCGGACGGCCTCGATCGGCGCCTGACGCTGCGCCTTGAGATCCACGACGACGCGCCCACGCACGGCGTACCGCTCGGAGTCCCCGAGCATCTCGGAGATCTGCTCGTCCGGGAGCACCCGCACGATCAGCTGCAGCCGCTTGCCGAACGTCTGCCGCTGGTACGCGGTGAACCCGCGCATGATCGGTCGCATCGAGAGCAGCGACTGCCGGTGTTTGAGGTGCGCGGTCGCGGCCGCCTCGGGGATCCCGCGCGGCTCCATGAGCTCGTCCTGCCAGACGCCGGAGATCATGTCGATGAGGCGGATCGCGTGCTGATGGATCTGCGCCGGGGCGTCCGGGAACGCCGGCGCCGGCCGCTCCTTGATCCGCTGCAGCCCGTTCGCCTGCAGGTGGACGATGGCGCCCGCCATCTTCATCGCGCGCTCGGCTTGCCGATCGTCCACGAAGGCCTTGGGTTCGGCGTAGACGCCGGGCCCGCCCTGCTGCACGAGCATGTGCAGCATCTGCGAGAACCGCTTGTTCACCTCGCTCTGCGGGTCGCGCAGGAACCGCACCATGCCGTAGGGCAGGTTGCGATGATCGGCGTGGCAGACGAACGACGACACCGAGAACCCGTCGATCGGCAGCGGCGTCTCGTCGTCGTAGAGCACCTCGTCGCCGATGAACTCGAACCAGCCCCACGACTCGCGCCACACGGACGTGAATTCCATCGAGGGATCGACGGCGCGCATCGCCCGCTCGACGTCCGGCGTCACCTCGCGGCTCTGCTTCGTCGCGGGATCGAACGCGAACCGCGCGCGCTCGGGGCGCCGGTACTCGAGACGAATCACGCGCACCTGGTCCTTGTGGCGGTTGTAGTAGAGGAGCTCGCGCTTCGCCTGATAGCCCGTCGGCCGCCGCTCCGAGACCGAGGGCGCGGCCCAGACTGCCGGCGAGGGCGTGAGATCCCGGTCCCGGAAGATCTGCTCGATCCGGTCGGCCTTCTCCGGGTACTCGATCTTGAACTCCGAACGCGACAGCCACTTGTGCCAGAAGAGGAACCGCCCGTCCGAACGATCGCGGCGCTCGGCGGAGGGGTCCCACAGCACCTCGTACGGCCGCAGCGCGTCGAACGTCACCTTCACCCGCGAGAGGTCCTCGGGATGCGGCATCGCGTCGATCGCCGCGCTTCCGAGGCCCGTCGTCGCGCCCCGATCGAAGACCTCGGCGTCCACCTCGTCTGCGTTCGTCTCCTCGCACAGCCGATCGTCCAGCGTGTTGAGGAGATCGGCCAGAAACCGCCCGCGGTCGCCGCGCCCGGTCACGACGGGCTGCTGCATGTTGTCCTCGATCGCGCCGACCATGTGTAGGACCTTCGGCGCGATCAGGTTGAACGTGAGAGCTGGCCGCAGCTGCTTCCGCAGGTAGGAAATGTCCTCCTCCGACCACTGGTGCCCGTGGCGGTAACGCTCGTCCGCGTCCGCTTCGTCGAACCAGCGGTTGGCCTCGTAGTAGTCGAGCGTCGACTCGTACAGCTTCCGGGCCTGCACGAGCTTCGCAGCGGAGTCGGCACCCTCGAGCACGTCGCGTCCCCCTTAGGCGCTCATCCAGGAATGAGGCGAGAACCCGTCTCCCCGCGGCCGCTGGATCCGGCGCGCGTGCTCCGACACCGGGCACTGCGCCGCCGCGAGCTCGGCGTAGGCCAGGGCGTGCCGCCAGTGGTCCATCTTCTGGCCGCCCACCACCACCCAGCGCACCGAAGGCGTGCCGCTCTTCCGATCGACCTTCCGCACTCGCGCGAGGTTGCACAGGTGCCGCACGAACTCGGGCCATCGGTCATCCGGCCTCGGCAGCTTGCACCGCTGCTGCACGACGCGGCGGTGGCTCTGGTCGAGGAGCTCCGTCCGGTTCACCGCGACCCGTCGCTCCTTCGTCATCCAGTCGTAGCCCGTGCGCTGCGCCTCGGAGTACCAGCAGCCCCACACCTCGCCGTGGTTGTCCTTGAACTCGCGGACCGAGCGCGTCTCGGCCATCTCGTCCAGCACGGCGACGCACACGTTGAACCGCTGCATCAGGTCGTGGAGCTCGGCGAAGTCGCCGACCACCCCGTAGTCCAGGTGGTCCAGGAAGTCGTCCGTGCGCTTCTCGCCCACCACGTAGTGGATGAGGTGCTTCCCGATGTCCGCGCCGAGGTAGCAAGGGCCCTGCGCGCTTCGCCGGCGCGGCTCCTCCTGGGCGCAGGCGCGGATCGTCGCCTCGTCGAGCTTGTCCTCCTGGTCGACGTAGCCGAGGCCGAGGCGCGAGTTGTAGAAGTCGGCGGTGCTGTCCGGAGTCAGGGTCTCGAACTCGTCCAGGATCACCGCCGGCGGCACCGTGGGCGAGTTGAGCTGGCTGATCCAGTACCCCCGCTTCTCGCGCGAGGGGTGCGCCGCCACCCATTCGCCGTCGATCGCGTGGATCTCGCGCCGGCACTTCTTGCAGGCCCGGTACACGCCGCCCTTCGCGTCCCGTTGCAGCGAGTCGGGCCAGGCGAGCTCGAGGCACGTCCACGCGCTGCACGCCTCGCAGCGGATGTGCCACGTGCGCTGATCGCTCTGCGAGTACTCGAGGTCCACGCCGAACTCGGGGATCGTGGCGGTCGAGAGCTTGATCTGATGCCGGAGGTCGGAGCCGTCGAGGCGCTTCTGGGCGAGCACCACCGCGGCCGCCTCCATCTCGTCGAACTCGTCGAAGACCACGAGGTCCGCCGGGATGCTCTTCAGCTTCGAGCTGCTCTTCCGCTCGCCCGAGGCGCCGGGAGAGAGCCGGGCGCCCCGGAAGTAGACGAACGTCTCGCCGATCTGCTTGATGTTCGCCGCGTCGGTGTCGCGGATCAGATCCCCCAGCGTGTCCGGGTTCTCCTTGAGGAGCCGGTCGAATCGCGCCTTCGAGAAGTCCGAGACGTCCTCGGCCGTGGGCATCAGGTAGAGGATCGAGCGCGGGTAGACGTGCCGCGCCCCGTCGATCGTGCGCAGCACCGCCCAGGACGTGAATCCGAGCTGTGCGCCCTTGCGGATCGTGATGTCGGAGGCGCGTGAGTCGAACAGCTCGAGCAGGTACGGGTAGCGGCGGAGGTCGAACGGCACGCCGTCGATCCGCAGGTCCATGGACGCCAGCCGCCAGGCGCAGGAGCTGCGCGCCAGCTCCTCGGCCGCGAGCGCCACGTCAGTGCACCGGCGTGCCGTCGTCCGGCGCCGGCTCCTCCGCCACCACGGGCACCTCCACCGGCGCCGGCGCGGACCGCTTGCCCAGCAGTGCGTCGTGCACGAGCGTCGTGATCTGGCGCTGGGTCTCCGCGGGGAGCTCGGGGAGGTTCTTCGGCGGCGCGCCTTCGGCGGCGGCGGCGCCCCTTCGCCTTCCGTCGGGCTTCAGCTGGAAGAGCTGCGGGGCCAGGTTCGAAAGCACGAACGTGATGGCGGCGATCTGATACCGCCCCTGCGCGTCCGGCGTCGTCGCCGCCTTGAACGCGGCCTCGAGCACCTGGAACACCTTCGGCGCGCACGCCTCCCGCAGGTCCTCCACGAACTGCTCGTCGGTCAACATACGCCGGTAGATCGATCCCGGCTTCACGCCCAGCGCCCGGCAGGCCTTCGCCACGTCGTCGCCACCGGCGAGCAGGTCGAACAGCGGGCGCGCCTTCGCGTCCGGCAACGCCGCGCGCCCTTCCAGCCGCTTCTTCGTGCTCGCCATGCGCTGCACCGGTACCGGGCGACCTCGGGCCCGCCAACGCGGCCGCGTCCACAGGCCCGTCGCGACGCCGGCGCGCGAGGGCCGAGACGCCCGGGCACCCGATGCACGGAGACAGCCACACCAGCGCGCACGCGGCCTCGATCCGCCGCTGTTCGGTGAAGTCGTGCCCGAAGCTCGTCGACCGGATCCGCGTTGCGCGCTGCGCCTCGCTCGCCCGCTCGTGGTTCACGTCACACTGCCGCTCCGTGATCAGCGGGTTCCCGTCCAGCTTCACGCACCGCCACAGCAGGACGCGGGGCCGCTCCGCCATCGGGTCAGCCCCCGGCCCCGCGCTGGATCCCGTAGAGGGCGAGGCAGCAGGCGTCGGCCAGGCCCTCGTGCGGCTTGCGCCGACGCCCGGGCGTCAGGTCGAAGTCGGGCAGCAGCGCCTCCACGGCGCGCACCGCCCGCTCCTTCCCTTCGCCCGGGCATCCCGCCAGCACCACCTTCTGCCAGCGCTGCGGACGCACGCGCAACGCCGGGAGCCCCAGGCCCGCACACACGCCCTCCCACAGGCCGAACCCGTACCCGGTCGAGTACGTGGACGTCACGCCCTGCCCCGGCATCGGCTGCTGCTGCTCGAGCACCACGAGGTCGGGCGCGAGCTCGGCCAGGAGATCGGCCATCGCCTTCGGCCGGTACGCACGCTCCACCACGTAGCGATCGGCGGCGAGGAAGCCCTGGCCCCCCGCGCCCTCGAGCAGCACGACCGCGCCGTCCTTCCCGGGATCGATCCCTACGGCTCGCACGTTCCCCCGCCCCCGAGATGCCCCAGCATCATGCCCTGCCGGTGCGTCTTCTCATCCACGAACGACACCGGCCCGCACACCTCCCCCTCGGCGCCACGAGGGGCCCCTTCCGCGGCGGGCTTGTAGTGCCGCCACGCCTTCGCCCCCGGCACGCGCGTCACCCGTTCCGCCGACACGTCCCGACGACACCCGCGGCAGACCCACGGCATCAGCCTTCCCGCGCCTCCTGCACGGTCGGCCCCACCAGCACGGCCTGCCCCTCCTCTCGCTCCGCCACGGTGTAGCCGGCGCAGAGCCCCGCGATCTCCGCGCAGAGGCGGCGCTCGCGTGCGAGCTCCGACCGCAGACCCGCGACGAGTGCCTCCTGGTGGTGGCGCTCGATCCGCTCCCGCGCGAGCTCGTGCAGCGCCCGCTCGCACTTCTCGCGCTCGAGCTCGGCCGCCCACGGCTTCACCCCCTGCACCAGGACGAGCCAGACGCGGTAGGCGCAGCCGGCGAGCAGGTTCAGCGGGATCGGCAGGATCACGACCTCCCCCGAATGCCAGCGCGTCCACGCGCGCCCCCACCCGAGCGGCATCGCCTCCTGCACGAGGATCAACCGGGACAGCCACACGGGACCCGGGCCCGGCTTCGGCGCCGACGAACGAGAGAGGCGCCACTGCCGGTTGCCCTCCTCGATCTCCCCCACCAGCCGCTCGCGCTGCGCTTCCTGCAGCGGCGTCATGCCGTCCCCTTCGCGCGCTCGGCGATGGCCGTGCTCCCGAAGTTCACCGGATCGAACACCGAACCGTGACGCTCCTTCCACGCCCGCAGCAGCTCGTCCCCCACCACCTCCGCGACGGCCGGGTCCCCGCCGCCCTGCAGGAAGTCGCTCACGAAGCGGCACCACAGCTGCGATTCGTGGATCCGCCGCTGCACCTCCGCGACCTTCGCGCCCGCCTCCTTCGCCAGCGCATCGAGCACCTGGCGCTCCCGCGCGTTCTCGCACTCCTCCACGCCCGCACCTCCGCGCGCCCTCCCCCAGCGAGAGGTACGGCGCGCGACGCTGCCCGGTGGCACTCACACCGGGCAGGTTCACCGAAGCTCGATCAGAACAGCCGCGCGGTCTCCTGCTCCTCGGCGGGATCCGAAGGGGCCCCCTCCGGCACGGCCGACACCGGCTCGGCAGGCGCCGCCCCCTCCGCGTCCCCGAACTCCCCGGCGAACGGCGGCTCCGGGTCCGCCTTCCCGCTCCCGGGCTCCTCGACCTGGCGCTGCACCGCCAGCGTTCGGTGCAATGCCTCGCGCTGCTCCCGGTTCTCCACCCACCCCGCCGCCACCAGGAGCTGCGCCCCCGCACCCAGCGCGACCGGGTCCATCCCCGCTCCGTTCAGCACCTGCTCCGCACGCTCCCGCAGCCGCTCGCTCGTCCACTCGCTCATCGTTCTCGACCTCCTTTTTCCACGCGCCTCACGCGCAGAACCGATGACCGCGCGAATCGACGCAGGACGCGACGAGACAACGCGGACGACTCTGGACACGGACCCGACCCGTACGGCTCGGCTCCGCTCGATTCGCACTGCGACAGGGGCACGCTCGCGACCGACCGACCCACGGAAAGCCGATCGCGGCGGCGTTCGCAGCGAGCGGGGGGGAGGGTCCGCGACCGCGGCGCGCACCCTCGAAGCTCGACCGGCGGCCCGCCGGCGTCGCCGCAGGGACCCCTCCGGCAGCGCGGTAACCCCGCGCCACGGTTGCGAGAATGGCC